GTGGTTTATCAGTAGGAGCATCAGGTTTCTCACTAGATACCACTATTGCGGTTCGCAAATATGCCGTAAGCGTTGGCGATGGTTCAGCAACTTCTTATACTGTAACGCATAGTCTAAGCACTAAAGATGTGACAGTTGCAGTTTATGACAATTCAAGTCCTTACGCCGAAGTTCTTTGCGATGTCCAACATACAAGCACCTCTGCAATTACTCTGTTATTCTCAGTAGCACCAACTTCAAATCAATATCGTGTAGTTGTCCACGGCTAAAAAAAGGAGATACAAGTGGGTCTAATTGACCGTATCGCTTTAAGAGTAGCCAACGAATTACAGAAGGCTCCTAATTTACCTGTTGGTGCAGTTGCACTAACAGAGGCACAAATGCGTAATCAGCAAAGTGCCAATACGACTTATGGACAATCTGTTGCGTTGCCTCGTAATCCAATTACACCAACTGTGCCATTTAGTCCGGGCATACCAATTATTCCTGGTGCTATTAATCCACCTAATCCTGAAAGTGGCAGACCCGACCCACGCAGATATGAATATCAAGTTGCACAAAATATTAATATTACCGAAACAAGATTAGTCCCATTTAAAACATTAAGAGCAGCCGCAGACCAAATTGATATCTTGCGTAGATGTATTGAAGTAAGTAAGGCAAAAATTCTAGGACTTAACTGGGATATTGTTCTTGCAGAAGATAGTGCTGAAAAGATTATTAGCGAAATTGGTGGCACACAAGTTCGTGCTATGACTATTGCTAGAGAAAGATATATTCCAGAGATTGATAGATTGCGTCAATTTTGGGAACAACCAGATAAGGCTAATGGATTACTTTTTTATGATTGGTTAAATATTGCACTTGAAGAAATATTAGTGCTAGATGCTTGGGCAGTATGGCCTCAACCATCTGTTGGTGGAGATTTATACGGACTACAAATTCTTGATGGTTCAACTATTAAACCATTAATTGATGATAGAGGTATGCGCCCAACACCACCGAACCCAGCCTTCCAGCAAATTCTGTATGGCTTTCCTCGTAGTGAGTTTGCCGCACCCTCAGAAGGAGAAAATGCAGATGGAGAATTTACCTCTGACGAACTTGCCTATTTGGTGCGCAATCGTAGAACGACTACGGTTTATGGATATTCACCAACTGAACGGGCTCTTGCCCTTGCTGACATTTATCTCCGCAGACAACAATGGCTACGGGCTGAATACACCGACGGAGTTACACCCGAACTCTTAATGGCAACTGACGCAAACTTTGGTAATAATCCAGATTTGTTAAAGGCTTACGAAAACATTTTCAATAGCGATTTATCAGGACAAACAGAACAACGCAAGCGTGTTCGTTTATTACCAGCAGGTATGACACCAATTCAATTTGATGGTTATGGCGAGCGCTTTAAAGATACTCTTGATGATTATTTGGTTAATAGTATTTGCGGACACTACGGTGTAATGCCAACTGAAATTGGATTTAGTCCTAAAGGCGGATTAGGTGGCGCAGGTTTTCAATCAGGAGAAGCACAAAGTTCAGATGTATTAGGCGGTCTGCCTACTGCCGTATGGGTAGCCAAAATGATTAGCCATTTGTCTTATACATTTTTGGGTATGCCAAGAGAACTTGAATTTAAGTTTATGGAAAGTGGTCGTCAAGATTTAGAAAGCGTTGCACGCACTAGAGATATTGAACTTAAATCAGGCGGCATAACTATTAACGAATTACGCTCACGCTCAGGTATGCCATTAGTAGAAGCACCAGAAGCCGATATGCCTATTATTGTGGCTGGCGCAGGTGCTTATTTTGTAACAGAAAATGGAATTAAATCATTTGATAGTGCTATTGATGGTTTAGGCGAAGATGGCATTACTCCTAATGAACTAACTATTGGAGAACAAAGCGAAACGCCTGAAATTGAACAACCCGATGAAGGATTAAAAGCACAATCTGAGTTAAAACAATTCTTACGATTTGTTAAGAAATCACCAACAAGACCGTTTAACTTTAAAGATGTCCCAGTAGTTTATGCAGAAGTGTTAAACAAATTCGTGGGTGAAAAGGATTACGATAGCGCACGCTGGTATGCCGAACGATATTTAGCGTAGGCACGCCATGAGAGGCGTATGGAAAAAAAGAAACGGAGCCAAAATCCGTTTAGCGGCTAGACGAGCAAAATTAATTCGTGATGGTATTAAACAATCTATAAATATGGATGCCGTTATAAATGATTTTAACGCTATGGCATTTACTAACACTATTACCACAGAAGAAGCACGCAGTTGGGCAAGGACACATATACGCCCTAATAGCGAAGCGTTAATGTCTGCATTTCGTATTATTTATTCAGAAGCATGGATACTAGGTGAAGATATTGGTATGGGTGCGTTAGCCAAAGCAAAGATTAATAAAGCCCCTACTAAACAACAATTACAAAGAGCAATAGGCATTAACTGGGATAATTGGAAGGCTGGTAATAGAGCCGCCGCCGCAATAGTTAGACCGCCTAGAGGTTTAAGCACATTGTTAGATAATCGTGGCATTGTTATACAAGGCTTAAATAGAACCAGTATTGACCGTTTAGGAACTGCGCTCGCTTATGCACTTCAAAACGGATTAACCCCTAGAGATGTAGATATTGAAGATATTATTGACGACCCCGAAAGAGCATTAACAATTACACAAACCGAAATGAGCCGTGCGGTTACTGCGGCATCTCGGCAACTTTACGAAGAAAGTGGTGTAGAGTTAGTTCAATGGCTTGTTGCTGACCCTTGTGATATATGCCAAGAGAACGCAGATGTTTCGCCTATCGGTATTGACGAAACATTCCCAAGTGGAGATACCGAACCACCTGCACACCCAAACTGCGTTTGTGATATTGCGCCTTATGTTGTAGATACTCGTAATATAGGCGAGGACGCATTATCATTAATACTCGGAGATGAGGAATAACAAATGGCAATTCAACACATTAATGCAACAACACAAACAGTAGCAACACCTCTTGTAACTATTAAGCAAGGTTTGCGCCAAATGACCGCAGTTCAAATTTATAATGGACATTCAGCCGCTATTTTTATTGGTGATAGCACTACCACAACATCAGGCGCAACTATTGGTCGCACTATTGCTGCAAATGGAACATTTCAATTATGGTGTAATTCTGGTGATGTTATTTATGGTATTTCAGCCGCTGGTTCTGCTACTGGCGCAATAGTTATTACTTACTCGGCATAAGGAGAAATTAATGTCAATGAAAGATTTAGCATTTTCTTATTCAGAAATTATTAAACAAGAAAAACAAGAAGATGGCACATTACTTGTATATGGTAAGGCAACAGATGATGCGCTAGATATTGACCAACAAATTTGTGATGCTGGTTGGTTAGAAAAGGCTATGCCTGAGTGGTTTAAAACAGGTGGCAACATTAGAGAACAACATAGCAATATTGCAGCAGGAGTTGCTAAAGAATTAAATTCAACTTCCGATGGTCATTATATTTCTGCACTTGTTGTGGACCCAGTTAGTGTTAAGAAGGTAGAAACTGGAGTGCTAAAAGGATTTAGCATTGGTATTCGTGCGCCTCGTGTAGTGCGTGATGAAAAAGCCGTTAATGGTCGCATTATTGATGGACAAATTGTAGAAGTTTCGCTAGTAGATAGACCAGCAAATCCAAATGCTAAATTAATGCTTGCGAAATCAGATAACGCAAATAACTTAGTTCAAGTTGAGGAACTGGTTGAAACTATTGATGCTGAAACCGTCAAAGGAGATAATATGGAACAAGAAGTAGAGCAAGATGCTAAAGCGGTTTCAGAGAAGCCGTCTAAAGAGGAACTATTGGAAAGACTTAAAGAAGCACATAAAATGTATAAAGAAGCAGAAAAAATGTGCAAAGAATTAGGTTGTTCTGATGATGAACTAAAAGCCCAATATGGCGAAAGTGCCGAAGAAGAAACAGAAGAAGGTTCTAAGCCAGAAGCCGCTCAGGAAGAAGTTGAAGAAGCAGAAGGTAAGAAATCTGCTGAACACAAATGCTTAGAGTGCGGTTGCGGTGATGTTTCTAATTCACACGGAAGTGCCGATGTATCTACTGCCGAAATGGTAAGCCCAACAGATACACCAAAGAGCACAATTACACCGTTGCCAACTATTGAAGAAATTGGCACAGTAATTGAAGAAGAAGATTCCAGTTCCGATGAGGACTTGGATAAGTCTGCTATAAGTAATGGCACATTAAATGCTATTATTGAAAAAGCCGTAAAGAGTGCAACTGCAACTGTTGTTAGCGAGATTGGTGCTTATCAAGAAGCAATCAATAAGTTAGAGACAGAGTTAGCAACGGCTAAAACAAAAGCAGTAGGAAGTGGACCAAAGCGTTCAGCAATTAAGCAACCAGAAATCGTGCAACTTAGCGACCTGCTTGCTAAAGCCGCTGAGTATCGCCAGAAGTCAGCCGTAACCTCAGACAAAGATTTGGCTCGTGGTTACAAGGAATTGGCTCAAGATTTTGAAGCCAAAGCCTCAGCACTAACAATTAAATAAAACTCTTTACGAAAGGAACAAAATGGCTCTAAATGCCCCAAAGGCTACTGAACTATTTTCCGATGCAGGTTCTGCTAAAGAAGCAGCAACACGCATGGACGAATACTCAGCAGAATTTAACAAGTCTGTCGGTAATTCCGTAACAGACCCATCAGCAATTATGTCAATCAAGAACGGCTCAGCAACATTTGCAACAGCAAGTGGCAACGCAGTAGCACAACTTGAAAGCATGGTTTCTAACAAATCTCTTTCACCTGATGCAGTAGGCGCTCTAAACAACGCTCTAGCATCACAACGCATGGCGATGCAGGATATCCAAAAGGACATCACACTTACATCTCCACTTAGCACATCTTTTGCTGCTTTTGACTTAGAAGCACCATCTAAACTGCTAACACCTCGCCCAACTCCACTACGCAACAAACTACCCCGTAAAAAAGGCGTAGGCACATCACACCGTGTAAAGCGTATTCTTGGTTACACAGGAACTGGAACTGGCGGAATTGGTAACACATGGCCCGGCATTACAGAAAGCACAACTACCGCTTTTGGTTCAATCAACTACGAGCGTGGTCCAAAGATTTCTTACAGTGCTGACGATTTAATCCTGCCTTACAACTCATACTCACTATCAGATAGCGTGTCATTTGACGCTAACTTCTCTGGTATGGGATATCAGGATTTGCGCCAACTATCTTCAACTTCAACACTTTATGCAACAATGTTGATGGAAGAAAGAATGCTTCTTATGGCTCGTGGAACTGCATCAGGATACTCTGGCGCACTTTCAGCACCTACATTCGTAGATGGTTCACCAGTAGCCGCATCAGGACAAACCGCATTAGCCGCAGGCACTTATTACATCAATGTTACTGCTGACGCTGGTATTTCTGGTTCAGGTTTTGGTGAGTCAGTTCTTTCAACAGAAACTTCCGAAGTAGTTGCATCTGGTGATGTTCTAACTGTCACAGTTTCAACCGCAGTAGCAGGAGCACTTGGTTACAACATTTATGTTGGAACTGCAACTGGCGCTGCTAACTTGAAGTATCAAGGAACTCTAAAAGGAACTGGCACATTCACCATTCAAGGTGCTACTGCTACTAACCTAACTGGAAACAATGCCGCTTTCACAACCACAGGTGCTGCCGCATCTCGCGCATCAACAGATACATCTGCTTACGCAACTGGTTATGACGGAATTCTTCCAACAGTTCTTGGTGCAAATTCAGGTTACAACAATTCAATTAACGGCAACTTCTCTACATCAAACCCAGGCGTTGAATACCAAAATGTATTCTCACGCTTGTATGATGCAGTAAAGGCTGACCCAGATGAGATTTTCCTAAACGGCGCAGACCGTAAGCAACTCTCAGATGCAATTAAAAATGGTTCAACTGCTAACTATCGTATTAATCTGGCACAAACAGATACAGGCGATTATGTCGGTGGCGCAACTATCGGTGGACTACACAACGAAATCACAGGTAAGTTAGTTCCGCTAACTGTTCACCCATGGTTACCACAAGGCGTAAGCCCAGTTGTGTCCTACACACTTCCAATTCCAGACACAGAAGTTTCAGATGTATGGAGCAACTTTATGGTTCAGGATTACATGGGCATTCAATGGCCTGTAACTCAGTTCGCATATGAGTTCTCAACATACTTCCGTGGAACATTCTTCTGCACTGCTCCAGCATGGAACGGCGCAGTATCAGGAATTGTTAACGCTTAGTTAATCCTTTGGAGAGTGGCACGGCATATAGCGGTTGTGCCACTCTCTATCTAAGGGAAGGGAAATAAAATGGCAAGATTAATAGCATCTGACGGCGGAGTTCGTGGCGTAGATGTAGCAACACCTAGAGGCACATATAAATATAATCCTGACCGCAAAGGGGTTATTAATGTTGATAATCCAAATCATGCACGACAAATGAAATCCGAAGGCTTTTTTGAAGCATCTTTAATGGGACCTACTCTTAATGAAAATCTTGGTTATACTTGTATGGAATGTGGTTTTGGTAGTTGGTTTTCCAAATGCAGTCGGTGTGGAACAGATAACTCTAAAACACTTAGAGATGGGGAATAAATGACCGTTGGCTTAACCACAGACACTTTTCATGAAAGTCCTTATATTACTATTGCAGAATTTAAAAATGCGCCAACATCTATTGATTATAACAATTTAGTTATTGGTGGAAATGGTAATGCGCAAGATGCGGAATTAGAAAATGTAATCTTTCGTGCATCTTCATTTATGGACGAATACTTTAATGCCAATTTAAACGCAACTCAATATGTAGAAACTCAACGCACTAGATTTACAAATGAAGGTTTTGTAGCATTACACCCAAATAACACACCTATTATTGCACTATCAGATTTTCAATATGGCACTAACCCAAACAATTTAGTTACATTAACAGATTGTTCAACATCTTGGTTTGAAGAACAACAAATTATTATTCCTTTATCAAATGTAGCCACAAGTTATTCATCACAAGGACCTTTGGCATTTGGTGGATACGGCGTGCCACGCCAACAGGTTTATTGCAAATACACATATATTGCTGGTTATGTTAATAATGGTATTGCGAGCGCAACCGCAGGTGCTACATCTTTGACGGTTTCTAACGCAACTGGTATTTTGGCTGGACAACGATTAAGAATTTATGACGGCGCAAGTAGTGAAAATGTAACAGTA